CCAGTATCTGTATTTTTAATATAACGCATAAAACCTCCAAAAGGGGCACCGAAGTGCCCCTGATTTTATTTAGATAGCATACAAATGACCAAGCAACTTTGGATACAACACAGCAAAATCATAAACCGCCAAACCCTTCATGGCATTAGCAAAGGTCTGCTGCGGCCTATAAAGCTCATTCTTGGTCAACTGCATAATATAGACCAGTGCCTTCCGTGAACCAAAGATGCAGTGGTAGCCGTTAGCATCTTAGCTAACAAATTGGAAACATAAAACTTAAAATTCGCTACCGACCCAACATCCATAGTGCGCACAACAGACTTGCCGTCCCCCATCTCATGCGCCATACGGAGTTCAGAGGTCAAGAATTTAGCCATAATAGCAGGCGGCACTACCATGAACCTATCATCTTCAGGAACATCCTGCTCATCAAGTGCCTGCCAACAACGAACAATAACATCAATCGCACTATTACCTGTAGAACCAATATTTACTGCAGCACCAGGAGCACCTAAATTTAAGTTATGACTTATTTTACCAGCAGTTGCGCCCTGATTATCAGCATCAACCTGTGTATAAACAGTCTGCAAAAATTCAGTATCATACACAATCTTCAACTGCTGGGCGGCATCATCACTAAATTTAGTCATCCAGTTCATATCCATCTGCTTAATATCAATATCATCAATCGCAAAGTTATAATACTTTGCACGATTGATTGATAACTCAATAGCAGGAGACTCTGGATATTCTAACTGGATTTGCGCTCCCTTCTGGTAATCTCTAATAGTAATGTTGGGGACAGTGCGAATTATAACACGGTCACCAACATTCTTAATTTCACCAAAATAATCCGTAACTGATATTTGCGTAGCAATAGTCTTCGTATAAAACTTTTCCAAAGTTTTGCCCGCAAATATCAACGGAATATATTTAGCTGCATCATCAAATGTATAATCAGGATAATTTGCTACTCTTGGAATAGACATACCAACCTCCTAAAGTCTAAAACTTAATCCGTTTCTCCCTCGCAGCAGCCAGGATGGCATCTTCCATTTGAGCAGCTTTATCCTTCGAAATTCGGCCTAAACTCTTATCACGGTAAAATTGCTCCACCTGCTGTGCCGTAAATATCGGTTTAGCAGATGAATTATTTGTAACCGCTGTCGGAGACCTACCCTTCGGAGGAGCTACCATATTAGAAAGTTTATCATCTGCCGCTGGAGGTGAATTTTGATTTTTGTATGTTAAAAAGAACTTGGCTACCAAATCCGCATCTCCAGCATATGCAGCTTCATTCAATAACTGTTGTTTCGTTTTATTAGTAAAATCAGCTGGCTCCTGAAGCCAGGCCAAAAAGTCCTTATCAGTATTCAATGTTTCCCAATCAGGAACTTTTTGCGCTAATCTACTATAAAACGATGATAACTGTGCATGCTGCACTTGCTGGTTTACATTATGCAAGTCTTGTTTAGAGACTGCATGTTTTTCCATTAATTTTAATACAGCCTTATATATTTCAGGGAAATCATCCTTAAGCTGTTTAATTTCGGGCTCAACATCTTCGGTGTCGTTCTGTTTGGTAGCTGGCTGTTGAGCAACCAGTTGTTCAAACAGTTCAACTTTCGCCCTTAATTTTGCAGCTTCCTCCCTTAAACTTTTAATTTCTTGATTAAGTCGAGGAACTTCTGCATTATACTTTCCCTGTAAGGTCTTGTATTTTACTTCCCAATCTTCAGTAGTATCTTGAGATGGCGCCATCTGCTGTGGCGTCTCATCCGCTGATACAGAACTTACCGCTGGTGTTTCTCCAGTCTGGTCTTTATTATCTGCCTGAACAGGCGGATTGCTATCATCACCAAAAAATTCTTTTACCAAAGCATCCGTATCTGTTCTGATTTTATCTATTACTTCTGCCTTGACATTCATTTGACACTCTCCTGAATAAATTCAAATGATTTTCAGACAACGGCAGGTTGAAACCTATCCGTTAGCGTCTGATGGCTCTGCCCGAGCCTTTTTAATGAAAAAGATAACATATCAACAGTATGTTAACCCATATATACGCAAATAGCCCTAACCTTTACTACACCCTTAACAGTAACAGCCCCATTATATGTTGGAACAATGTTAATAGTATCATCTGATGTATATCTACGAGCATAACTATAAGCACCCGGAATAGCAGTTACACTACCAACAACTCCCTTCAAATCAACAATAGCAATAAACCCATCAGGGTCAGCTGCATCACCAACCGTTGCTGCTGCATTCGTAGCTGCATCCGATGCTTTAACAATCTCAACTTCGGTGCCTAATACACGAGTGCCCTTTCCAACATTCAATACCTTCACTACATCACCCGACGCAACATTAAGCTTATCAAAATCAACCGTTGCCTCAAGAACAAAGAACTTCTGGGTTCCTCGATAAGGAATACCAGAACCTTTAGTAGCATTGATTGTAGCCATTGTAATGACCTCCTATTAAAATTTGTTAAAAGATAAATTAAAATAAAATTTTTGTCAAGTGTATCACCGTTCGCCGTTCAAATCCTGCTGAACAGCTTGCATCTTAATAATTGACACTGCAATCTCAATCACTAAATTAAGTGCCCAATTAGCCCA